CCTCATCCGAATTGCCTGTCAGATTGGTGTAGCTTGTGGTCGCAGGGCCGTAAGTCCCGGACCCCGCAGCGGTAGCCTTCATCAAGGCAAGCTTAAACGTGTTGCCCGTGGAAGCTGTGAAGTTGTGAACTGCTTTAAGAATCTCAACCTTAAAAGAGGTTGGCATAGCGTTTGAAACTGTAATTGCCATCTTAATTCTCCAAAAGTTTTACAAGCTCGGGATGCCCCGCTTCACGTAGACGGTTTGCAATCGTAGTGTTGTGTTCTTCTACTGCACGTTGAAGGTAAAACAACAAAACGCTTTGAATGCGTTCCTTAAAGGCGTGTGCCTGAGCCTGAATCGCGGGATGCGACTGATCTCCGACATGCACGATCCTTTCAATGGCTTGTTCAGCCAGTTCTTCGGGGCGAAACCCCCGTCCCGATACCACGTGCAGTTTGATTTCGCCTAAAAGGGCTCCAGCAGATGATCCAATCATGGCCCAGGGCTCTCCGATTTAATGGGTAGACGAATCATGCCATCTCTGTACTCATCACGTCTACGACGTCCTTGCTGTTCAATGCCGAGACCTTGGATAGCCTGTTGATAACTCTGGTTAAAGTAATTCAACATCTCTGGCGGACCCTTGGTGTAACTGTAAGCCTGGATCAAACAGGCATACAAAAGGGCTTCTGGTGCATTCAAACTGATCCAGGTGGTCGTGTTGGTACTGGAAAGCTGCGCAGGACGGTAGATATAGCCCAGTTCAACTGCAAAGTTTGCATTGGGCGTGGGGGCGACATAGAACGTGTTTTGATCCCACACCGAGTAATACTTTGGTGTACCTGATGGAACTGCTGTTCCTGTCCCAGACCCAACACCTGTTGCTGTAAAAGTAACCCCCACTGAATTTGAGGAAGCACCAATCGCAGTAAAGTCTGTAGTACCTACCGTAACAATCGTATAAGCCTTTCCAACATTAAAGCTTCCAGCCGTTTCCGTAATTCCAGGCCAGTACTCTTTCATAAAAGAGGTGTCCCGGAAGTCAAGAAAGACTTGGTCGTCCCCGCTTGTAATCATCAAATAACGGTGCGTGAGGATGTCCGAGGGGGCAGTCAAGAACTTATTGCCTGACGTCATCGACGCCGTAGATTCTTTTTTGAAGTAATCCAGATCGATGTCTCGCAACATGCGATTCTCGGCCATGGTGATGAACGTATTAATCACCGAGGCCGTGAACACATTGCTGTTCACCTCGGTGTAGTTCCTGATATTAGTGACAAGTTCGTCGTAAGTCATGATCAAGTAATCACAATGGTGACGTTGCCAACAAACCCGTATCCGGTGACAAAAGTCTGGGGTGGGTACGGTTGCATGTTGGTGCGATTGACGGTACTGAACCCAGAACCAATGCTTTGGAACGGCGCGCTAAAGCCAGGGCTTCCAAGGTAAATTGTAACCGGCTCAATGCGATCGACGCGAGGGTCTTTAAGCGCGATTGCATCGCCTCGAAACTTAAGGGGATAAAGCTGAGGCTCTTTGGGCTCGTAGTCGTCAGGGCAAACCATAAACCCGCGCCAGTTCTTGCGCAGCGTGTTATACGAATACCGCTGGCCGCAGTAATCACACAGGCCGAACGAGAATTTGCCTGTTGCAAAGGCCATGACTTACTGCCCGAAGTCGGGGATAAAGAGTGCGCTTGCTGTGTCACGATCTTCTGCCGCCGCGCGCGCGAAATCTTCTTCGTAGATCTGCTTCAAGATAACTGTCCGCTCAGGCGCATACTTGAGCGAGATCTGATACGCAAGCCCCGAAGCAAGGCAAGGCAAAAAACGGAAGTTGACGTCTGCCGTATTGGTGTAGACGCCTGCGTCCTGGATGCGACGAATGCGGTAATAGACCAGCGTGTAAGCAAGATTGGGCGATGGGTACAAGAAGACCTTAAACGTGTTAGCACGTTGTACGTACAACTGAGCAGGCTGGGCCTGAACCGTCTTATCGGGCAGATCCAGGTACTCTTCCCGACTGATTCGATCAAGGCTGATGTCCTGCTGGGGACTTGCCCCAGGCAGGCGAATCACTGCTGAGAGCACGTTGACCGTATCTGATCCAAGCGTAATTTCGTATCCTCCAGGAGACAAGGTGTAAGTCGCTTGCTCAATGGTCCAGAGGTTCAACCCACGATTGGCCCAGTCAAGAAACAACAAGTTCAACGACCGTCGCGCAGACGACAATTGATAGCCCGCCGTGGGGCGCATGCCGCATCGCTCAAAAGCCTCTTCGATCAAGTCATCGATCGAAAGGTTAAAGTCGGTCGTTCCTGAAGTTGCCATTTACGCGCAGCTAGAGCCGCCCATTTTCATCTTCTTAACACCCTTCATGGCCATGCGCTTGTGCTGATTGACGGCACCGCCGTTTTTCATCATCACAGGGCCACTGGTTTTGCTGGTTTCACTCAGCATCTTGTTCCGAGGACCCGAGGTGACTGCGCCACCACCGCGCGTTGCCGCGCCCATACCACGTCCAGCCATGATTACTTCCCCTTTTTGGCCATCTTCATGGCTTTGCCGCCTTTCTTCATGCCCATGGGCATGGCAGGCATTTTAGGCATCGCACGACCCATCGCATCCTTGGTCTTGCGCATGACTGCACGGCCCATTTTGTCGGCCATACCACCTTTTTCGTAACCCTTCATCATGATTTATTTCCCTTTTTTTGCAGTTTGAGCAGCACGAGCAAAATTGCCTGCTGATGGAGCGCCTTTGGATCCTGGGCTACGCATTTTTTCCCCTGATCCAGCAGCTATTCGTTTACGCTTGGCTTGAATATTGGCATATAAACCACCGCCTTTAAGCCCCGGCACGCCTCGTCCCTTAAGCACATCGGCCCGAGTAACTTTTCCGTCCTTGTTAAGGTCTGGAAATTTATTCTTAACCTTCATCTGTACCTCGCTGTTTTTTCAGCAATCGATTTAGGCTGTTTTACAAACTGTTTACCTGCTTTTTTACCTGCGCGCTTTGCGCGGGTCGTTGCTGCATATTCTGCCGGAGTTAACGCCTTGATGGCCGCTTCAGGAAGATAGCGTTCGCCTGTCTTGCTGGACGGCTTACCGCTTTTTGTTGTCCAACGTTGGGAAGTCCACTCTTTTAAACTTTGTTGTTCTTTTCGTAGGGGCATGCTATAATACCCCAACAGGAGGGTTAAATGAATGAAATTTGGGTTGAAATACCAGAAACCGCAGGTCGATATTCTGTAAGTAATTACGGAAATGTACGAGCAAATTGGTCAGACATTCCACAACGAAATCTTTTACATCGTACTCGAATAGAATTGTCTCGGCAACTACGGGCTTCGCTTCATACAACAGGATATTTACGCATTGCTCTTGGGAGAGGGAAGTACCATTACGTGCACCGCTTAGTTGCTTCTGCTTTTCTCCCAAACCCAAATTTGCTACCTCAAGTTGACCATATAGATGGGGATCGAAAAAACAATTATTTGGAAAACTTACGATGGGTTTCCGCAAAAGAAAACGCCGCACACGGCAGTAAGCGCCACGAATGGGCGTCTCAAAAACTTGCAAGCGCCCGCCGACGGTTATTTGTTGCTGAAGCTTCTGAATTCCTTGCTTTACACAAAGCGGGGCATAGTTTACGTTGGATTGCAAAAAAATTTGGCACCGACCATAAAGTAGTTCACAGTCGAATTGTTGAGCTTGGAGGTTAGTCACGATAACCTCCACCAGCTTGCTTATACTTTTTAGCTACTAATTGTGCCTTCCTCGCGGACCATTTTCCAGCGCCTGTGCCATGCGTTGCAGCGGCCTTGACCTGAGCTACGATCTTCTTGCGAAGCCCAGGTTTGGTGTAGTTTCCTGCTGCATTGACACCGGATTTAGTGGCCATCCTCACTGTCCTTTTTTCGCGAGGGCATCAATCTTTGCTTCAAGCCGTTCAAAGCCTGTATCAAAGCGTTCCATAATCTTTTCAATGTCTTGCCTAACTTCTGCACGAGTGATGTGATCACGGG